GTTTCCTGAACCTATACTTTTCATACTTGGTGGCAATCCCAGAAAACCAAGGAAAAGAACTCCTATGCGATGGATTAATTCTCTTTTATGCAACATTAAATTCAGACTGTGATGTCACAATCTCCAACAGTTCACGATGAGCGATTACAGTAAATCCTTTACCTGCTGTAAATTTAGGATCGTTGTTGTTATTTCCGTATCCCATGGATGTAAATCCTTTCTAATTTGAGCGACCCTTAGCATTAGATTATGCTTAAGTCTTGTTTTTATTTTATTTAGCCATAATGATAATATGAGGTTGTTTTAAATTAATTGTCTATCTTATTCAAACCCCGATTAATAACTAGTCTAAAGTTGAACCTTCATGAAGATCGCCAGTGCTAGGTATACCATACCTAACTTGAACACCACTAAAGTGATTTTCAAGTACCTATTGCTACAACGGAGTAATTCCAAACGCCAACCAAAAGCTGTACCGAGTTCGGGGTAATATATCGGCACCTTCGTATTTTAAACCTTTTGATAGCATGTAGAACCCTGACTCCACCGTGGGAGCAATTTCTTAATCGTTCGCGGAACTGCATTTCTAAGGGAATGTTCGGTAAAATTGGTTATATATGGGTATGTCACCAGCCAAGGCTAATCCACCCTATCCTACACAGGATGCCCATAAGTCAAAGACATCCTCACGTGTGAGGTCGCATCGACTGTGTATGTCTTTTGCTATAGCTGTCCAAGGGTTCCTGACCATCTTGTACCCTTTAGGGGTCCAAACAGGTCTAGTTTGACAAAAGCTAATCTTTTCAAAAATGTCAACTACTCCCTCTGACTCCATTGTATAACCCATCTCACCAAACCAAGAAACCAAGTCGTTAATTTTGGGCAAATCTCGTTTTTCTATGATCAAAACACAATCGTCGCCATTATTGGCCAACCTCCACTTACATTTATTATGCATGTATGAGTAAATTAAACAAACCATGGTGAAACAGTTACCACTGGAAGTGTTCATGTCACCGGAAGCACGAGTGCCTTTAACCTGGTATTTTACGCGTATTCCTTCCTAAGGAAAAACGGCGCTGCCAT